ATTGATTTTATCAAAAATGTGCAAAAAGAAAAGTCTTTAAATAAAATAATTGAAACAACGAGCGAAGCAGCAGAAATGTCAAAATATGTTATTAATTCATTTTTGGCAACAAAAGTTATTTTTTTTAACGAAATATATGAAATATGCAAAGAAATAAAATTAGATTTTGAAAAAGTAACTGATTTAGTTTTATTGGACAAAAGAATTGGACACACACATTACAAAGTTCCAGGTCCAGATGGAAAACTCGGGTTTTCAAAGTCATGTTTTCCCAAAGACATCAACGCTTTAGCTGCATTTGCAGAAAATTTGTATTTAGATCCACTTATTTTAAATACTGTTTGGTTGAAAAATTTGTATATAAGAGAAAATCACGATTGGCTTAATTTGCCTCAAATGACTGGCAAGTATAATAAATAAAAAGAGGATTTGATTAGTATGGGAATTAAATTACAATGAAATATCTAGTCATTGGTGATGCTATACTAGATCACTACGTATTTGGTACCATCTCTAGAAGATCTCCAGAAAATCCTGTAGTGCCAGTTTTGGATATAGAATCTGAAGAATCTAGGCTTGGCGGGTGTATGAATGTTGCAGCTAATCTTAAATCACTTTCTAAGGATATCGTACATGTATCCAGTATTATGTCTACTTTATGCAACAAAATGTTAGAAGCACGAGAAATTAAATGTGTTTATTCTTGTAACTTAGAAAATTTGGAAGGAATCAAAAAAACAAGAATTTTTAATCTAAAGACTGGCGATCAAATTGTAAGATTAGACAATATTAAAAGGTTCGATGATGATTTAATAGAAGAATATCAATTTCTTCTTAATTATGCAAATTTTAAAGATTATGATTGTATTGTTGTAAGTGACTACAAAAAAGGAACAATCAACGAAAAGGTTATTCAAAAATTGATTAATTTTGACGGTCCTGTTTTTGTTGACACAAAAAATTCAGATATTTCTATTTGGAATAAAGTTGAAAATTGCATTATTAAAATGAACTGGGATGAATGGAAAAAAACAGAAGGAACCACAAAACACGAAGTTGTAATAACAGACGGAGATTATGGTGCCTTTTTGAGACGTTCTAACGGAAAACAATTACATTATCCAGCAGAAAAGGTAGAATGTTTAGATGTAACTGGAGCCGGAGATGTATTTATCGCTGGACTTGTTGTTGAATATATGAGATCATTTTTACTAGGAAGGGCAGTACAGTTTGCCAATACCGTTGCAGCAAAATCTGTAACGATGTTTGGTACAGTTGAAATCTATTTATAGATATGTATTTTTCTAATTTTGATTTTATAAATAATAATCTTACCGAAGAATTCCTTTTACAAAAATGTCCTCTGCCGAGAAGGCAGATGGATGAAATCGAACAAGCATTTATGTATAACTTTTTGCTAAATGTTGTGAAACCATCTAAAGCCATGGAGTGGGGAACTGATACTGGATGTTCTACAAGGTTGATAGCGGAAGCGATGATTGAATCTTTAGTTGAAAAAGATTATGTTATTTCGTACGAAGTACACGAAAGTCTTGCTAATTCCTCTACAAGTTATATCAAAAATAATAATTTAGATGATTTTGTAAAAATTGTTCAAGGAGATTTATTTAAAGTAATAGATAAAGATAAAATTTGTGAATTAGATTTTTTATTTATCGATTGTAATCATGACGAACCATTTGTTAGTAGATATGCTGAAGAGTTATTGCCACTTTTAAAAAATGGTTGTTGGATTATGGCACACGATATTAGATACAATGTTGATAATTTAAATCCTGAATCTATTGTGCTCAAAAAATATATTACTGAAAATAAAATTGAAACATATTTTTGGATACCGGACGTTATGGAACATTTTGAAATAAAACAACCGGCACACAGAGATTGGTGCTATAATCCAAGTTTTTGGTTTAGGATTGAAAAGTGATTGAACAACCAATGATGAAATTTGTACCCAAAGGTTGGGGATACGAAAGGTGGATTGTCAACAAAGAATTATATTGTGGTAAACTTCTTTACATAGCCAAAGATCGTAAGTGCAGCTTACATTATCACAAAAATAAAGATGAAGTTTTTTACCTTCATTCCGGAAAAATAAAGGTTTTTTATTCTGATTCTCTTGATCTTGTAGCTTCTGTTCTACATACTTATGAAACCACTCCATCTTATCAAGAAATTGAAGACACTTTAGATAAAGTAATTTTAGAACCTGGTGAAAATTTTTATATACCACCAGGTCGAATTCATATGATGCTTGGACTTCAAAATTCTGAATTATTTGAGTTTTCGACATTTCACGAAGATTCTGATAGTTTCAAATTGATCAAAGGTGATTGACGTGCCATATACTGTATATGTTATATATATTGTTTCCCCTGGTACAGCTAGATTATAACATGTTTTCTGTGGTTTGTAAATAATTATATTTATGGAGTTTGGATTTTACATGATACCCAAAAGAGTTGTTTTAATTTCAGCGAGTGGTTTGAAAACGATATATAAAAAAAGGGGTAAAAGATTAACTGTTGAATCTTTTAATCAATGTGCCTATATTCATCCGGGAATGTTCGAGGCACTTGAAAAACTAAATAAAATTGTAGAATTAACCAAAGGTCATATGCATATCATTGATCTTCTTAGAACATGGGAAATGCAATCCTTAGCTCGTGATAATTACGAGGCAGGAAAGAAAACTGCATATGTCGCCAAGCCGGGCTCTAGCTTTCATCAATCTGGTATGGCTGTCGATATTGCAGTTTCTGATTTGGGATTTAAAGATTCCAAAAAAGAAGATTGGTTAGAGATTTTTTGGGTTTTAGCTAAACCTCTTGGTTTCAAACCAATAATATCTATTCCTGATATCACAGCCAACGAATCATGGCATTTTGATTGGATCCCTGAAGAATGGGAAGAAGTTTATAATAGATTGTCTTATAAAGAAGCTGCGAAGGCAACCATTCTAGATGTTGGTTGTTGGAATCCTGATGAAGACCCAGAAAAGTTGAGAAAAATGTTTATTCAAAGTCAATTAATAAGACTTGGTTATTTTGAAACAGGTAAAATAGATGGAATTTTTGGACCCAAGACACATAATGTTTTGGAATATTTGGGATTGAAAGATTTTGATACATTAACTTTAAGTCAAATTCTGTCAAAGAGAAATAAATAATTTGAAGGTTGAAGCAAAAATTTCTCTTTGTTTTTTGTCAAAAGAAAATTTTTGCAAAGAAACTGTTCGGATTGAAGAATTGGAAAAGGAAATATCTAAAATTTATTTCATACCTGAAGAAAATATTGAAGTTGTAGAAAATCCATCAAATTGTCAAAAAAGATATATATCTGCAAAGGTAGTATTTGATGATGAATTTATTGCATTGGCGGCAGTAGAACGTGTTCAATATTTTTTTCAAGATTGTAGATTGGTGGAAAGAAAAATTGAGTTCACCAAAAAATAAAAAGAAATGTCCTTATTGTAATGGGATTATTTCTAATTTTTCTAAATTATCAACTTATAAAAAATACAAATGTAAAAAATGTGGCAACTATTATTTTGTTGTTGAGATACCTAAAGATTCTTTTATACTTTATTAATGGAGAGAACAATGCCAGCTAAAACAGGACTAAAAGCCAGACATCACGGAAGAAGGAAGAAGGGCCAGAAAAAAAGAAGGAATATGAAGAAAAACAAAAAGAAGAGAAAGTAGACGTATGAGAACTAGAGATTGGCGAAGATTTCAAACCGAAAAAGTTATTCAAAAAAGATTAAAAATTATAAAAGTGTGGTGTTCTGGTAGTTCAGAAATAGGATCACACACCAAATTTGTAAGAACCAGAGAATTTAAAAATCCAGGCATTTTGAAGAAATGGAACTTGACTTGTGGTTGCGGTTGTTGTAAGATTGACAGAAAGGGATATTACAATGACAAACAAGAGAAAAAAACAGTTTCATTTGAAGAGGAATATGGTTCAATATGGAGTAGGTTTGATTACAATAATTGCGATTACTAACTGCGCTCCAACATCAAAATTTGTGTATAATACAAAACATGGTTTCAATATACATTGCGAAGATGTGAACCTTTGTTATTCACAAGAACAAGTAGAAATTATTACAGATGTTGTTATGGGCGAAATGTCTCAAATGGATTACAAAGCATATAACAGAAAAAAGCTTGAAAATTTTTTGGAACATGATAAATTTTCTCATGATATTGTTTTTGTGAAGAATAAATTTAGTTGTCCTGGTCATGATTTTTGTTATGGTTTACATGATGTTAAAATTATTAAGGGATTTTCTTATTCTACCTTGAAAGTAAAGTGGGAAAAATGTATAGCTGTTTCGGTTTTAGGCCATGAATTGATACATTTCTTTCACAGACATATTAAGAAAAAAATAGATGAGAAACACGAAAAGAAAGGATATTGGACTCTTGAGTGTAAAGAAATAAAAGATTCAAAACAGAAAAAAGAATGTTTTAAAAACTCTCTTATTAGGAAGGTAAATTGGAAATCTTGTCAATTACTTTGCAAGGAGTTGTGTAATGGGTAAGAAAAAGTCAAAAAGAGATAAGAGAACAAGTAGTGGACTTTCTAGAGATAGAAGAATTAGTCGTGCTATAATGAAAACTAATATGAAAATTAAAAAGTGGGATAGATATAAAAGTGAAATATTGAGTCATAAAAGAGTCGGCGATGTCAAAAGATGGGATACAAAGGGACTTGAAAAACACGTTAAATATTTACAAGGATTGTTGTGAGAAATGTTAAATAAGAGAAGACTTTTTAGGAATTTTGCAAAGAAGATTTACAAGAATCGACGTGAACAAGATAGACAAATTGGCCTTAAGATAAATGAATTAATTCAAGAAATTCATTATGAGATAAAGCAAATAAAAGATGGCAAAATAAGGAAAGATACCGAAGAATATCTTAGAGGTATCGGAAGCGAAATTAAAGAGCTTAAAAGTTTAAAATTAACAAAGGAAGATTTTCCATCTTTTAGTGCCTTTTGGCAATATCTCAAAAGTGAGAAGATTTCTCACAAAGACCTAAAAGAATTGAACAACCCTTAATGCTTGCAATGTGATGTTTTTTATGTTAGAGTGTTTACATGGAACCATTCAAAGACAGCCGTGGCAATGTTGTATCTCTGGAAGATATTGTCAAACAAATCAGTGGAGACTTTGAATACGAGGTTTATGTAGGTTCAGATTCTCAAGTACATAGAAAAATTAAAAAAATTGTTTATACTACTTGCATTATTTTATACAAAAAGGGCAAGGGTGGAAAAATATTTCTTTCTAAAGAGAAGGATCGTCGACCATCTAGCTTGAGAGAAAAGCTTACGATGGAAGTTTGGAGATCTATTGAAACTGCTTTTAAGGTTTATCCTTTACTTCCTAAAAATGCTGAACTTGTAATTCATATTGATGTAAATAAGAATAAGAAGTTCAAGTCAAATGCTTATTTGCAAGAACTTGTTGGTATGGTGGTCGGTCAGGGATTCAAGGTTGTAGCTAAACCTTCTGCTTGGGCAGCTCAATCTGTTGCTGATAAATTTTCAAAGTGAGGGAATATGCCACGTCGAAAAAAAACAAATAAGAATGAAATTCCAATTCATCATGAAATTTATCAGGAAGAAAGAAGAAAGAAAAGTAAACAACGATTAGCTTCTGGTCCTTGGAGCAAGATCAATACGGATCTTTGCGTTAAGGCCAAGTTTATGAAACATGATTCTAGGCATTTCAATTTCGGTCCAGTTCTTGGTGTTTACAATAATTGTGATACCGGATATACTAGTGGAGGGTATAGGGCCCGTGTGAAAATTACTACTGATAATTGGGAAGAACTAGTAAAAGAATATGGTATTGACAATATTTTGGCAGCTTGCGAAAATTCGTTGAATAACCATAAAAAATTACTGGGTAGTGTTGTAATTTGTGACTTGTCTCAGGAAAAGAAAGATCATGCTGTATGTATGATTAGAACAAGTAAGAAAAATATTTCTAGATTTTTGGGGATTAAATATGGAATCTTGCAAGTGTTCTAAAAAAATACAAAAACAAGTAGAAGGAACCATATTTTTTTGTGGTCTTGTTGGATTTTTGTTTGTTTTATCTTTTTTTGGAATTGCTATAAGAATTTATGAACTAGACAGGAAAGAGATTCTTCTTAACGAAAATCTAGAACACCTAACCGGAGAAATGCATTCCGAAGATGAATATCACAATTTTGCAATTGTAAAAAGTGCGAACAAATTGGAAACGGTACAAATTAAACAAAATAAATTGATATCACAAGTTCAGGTTTTAGAGGCAAGCCTTGATAGTCAAGAAATGCGTTGGGCAAGAATAAAAAAGGTTAGAGATGCAATTAAAAGCGTTTCTAGTGGAATTTTGCCCGTAGATGAATTGACAGAAATTTCCGCTGCTGTAGTTGATCGTGCTGACGAATATGATGTTAAAACATCTTTGGTTTTGGCTATTATGCGTCAAGAATCAAATTTTAAAAATAATGTTGTTTCTGCTGCCGGAGCACAAGGATTGTTGCAAGTGATGCCAGCAACCGCAAATGATATTAAATCTTGGATTGGGTGGAAATATTATAATTGGAAAAGGGTGGATCACAATGTTCGTTTTGGAACATTGTATTTGGCAAGAATGCTTCATGCTTTTGAAGATAATGAAAGATTAGCAGTGGCCTCTTATAATTGTGGAATAAATTGTGTATCTAATGTTGAAGCTGGAATTTGGAAAGCATATCCGGTTGAAACTGCCGATTATATTGAAAAAGTTGATGAATGGAAGAGACAGTTTGAAGAAAAAGGAATAACTTGGTGATGCCAATACGTGAATATGTATGTACAAATTGTGGAAATAAGACGGAAAGGATAGAAAAATTTGATTCTGACTTTCCTCCCCCAAAATGTAAACTTTGTTTACAGACAGAGATGGAGAAGGTACCAATTAGTTCTGGTGGAACTTTCATTCTTAAAGGTGGCGGTTGGTCAAGTACTGGATATTCAAAAAAACCCAAAGGTGCGAAATGACTTTGCTTTGTATTTTACTTTCTTTATTTTGTGTTGTAGAATTAGTTATATTAATTGTTGTTCTCAGAAGAGCACTGATTGTTACGATTGAGAGAGAAAATTTATATAACTTTTTTGAGGACACCCTAGAAGATATTGACGGCGTAATATCGACATTTGATAAATTAATGCAACGGCAACTTGTATCAGACGATCCAGACATTCAATCTATATATCGATTGATTGGTATTATGCACGATATATTATTGGAATACAGAAATGCCGGCAGCAAAGGAAGGAAAGAAAAAAGAAAAGAATAAGTTTTATTTTGGAGAAGAAACCGATTTAGCAATAGTTGAATATCAGTTAGAATTATCTAAAGAAAATCCATCTCCCGAAATTCTACAAAAAATATTTGTATCTAGAATCCAACCGGCTTTTGAAAAGTTGGTTGAGAATTTGATATTTGTTTATAAATTTCATACTCTTGGAGAAATAGATGTCTTAAAGGATGATTGTATTTCTTTTTTAGTTGAAAATATTCACAAGTTTGATAAGTCTCGTGGGAAAAAGGCATTTTCCTATTTTAATGTAATGGGTAAGCATTGGTTTATTCAAGAGGTTAAAAAAAGAAAAAGAAAAAATAAGTTGAATGTTTCTTTTGACAAAACTGCAATTAAGTCTTTAGAGAAGGACAACAATGATGCTGTTGTTTTCTCTTTGGAGGATGTTATTTTCAACAAAGAGTTTATCGAAAACTTAAAAGAAGAAATGTCAAAATGGCGAGATAAGTTTCACAAAGATCAAGAAGTTAAAGTATTAGAGGCCATTCTTTTGTTGTTTGAAAATCCCGATCTTGTTCCAATTTATAACAAAAAGGCTATTTATTTTTATATTAGAGAAATTTCTGGTTTAAATACCAAACAAGTTGTTACAAATTTGGGGAAATTCAAAAAGAAGTACAGTTTATTTAAGAAGAAATATTTAGCAGGAGAAATTTGAAAATGTCTAGGAAGATGCCCCTTGAGGCAGAAGATTTGGATGTTCTTTATGATAGAATTTGGAGACAAGTTACTGAAGATCGGGATTCGATAAAAGAAGTTTTTGATGATCTTAAATGTCACATTTTAAAAGACAAACACTTATATGATGAAAACGGAGATACTATTGCCAAATTGTCTGATGTGATGATAAAACAAACAGGACAATTAATGGAATTGATCAAACTTGCACAGAAATCAAAAGAACAGGACGACAGACTTTCGGAAGAAGATTTTGAAAAAATTCATGAAGAAATTAAAAATGATTAAAGACGCTGACACTTCTGAACTTGTAGATAGATATAATTATCTTGTTGAAAAATATGTGGAATTAGCTACAGAGTTAGCTACTAAATTAGAAAAATTCGGTAAATACAAAAAGGAACTTCAAGTCATTACGGCAGAATTTGTGGACAGAGGATTTGATTATAAAGATTCAGAATCTTTAACAAAATTGATTGAAGAGGAAATAAAAAAGAGGGAAAATAATGGCGAACAGGAAATCGATAAGGACTAAGGATTTAATTTATCCCTCAAGGATTTTAGATAATTTAGTTAATGATTATATTAACGGCGCTCTCGACGATTATAATTTTTTATTTAGAGCGTTAGTTGTTGAGATAGACACAATAGGTGGACAGTTATCTGACGAAGGTGAATTTAAAAATCCGCCAAATAGCATAAAAGCTAGAATATTAACAAAAGATAGAAACAGAGACAAAGAAAACTTAAGAGTGTTCTGGCCTTTATTTCCATATGATGTGATGCCAATAAAAGAAGGCGAGCATGTTTACGTGATTTTTGAAAACAACCAAGATGAAGACGGAGGACTCTGGATTTCCAGAATACCAGAACCTAACGATATTAATAATTTAAATTTTACAGAAGGAAAGAAAAAATACGAAAATTCACCTAAAACTAGTTCGGTTGGGATAGATGGAACCGTTCAGGATGTAGAGGTAGAAGCAGACAATGTAACGAGAAATGAAAATTTTGTTGTGGAGGATGTTCCAAGATATAAATTTAGAGTTGGAGATAGGATTATTGAAGGTTCTAACAATACAATAATTGTGCTAGGAAGAGATAGAGTTTCTGACGTAGATTCGGGGGAAAAGGAAAATGCCGGCTCTGTTGATATAATTGTTGGGCGGCAAGGAGAAGATTTAAATCTTTTAGATGACAAATCTAGAATTTATGTAAGTTCAAATACCGACGCAGATACAAATTTTGAAGTAAATTCAGGTACCCCGGCTGGCCCTGGTGCTTATGTTGTTGTCAAATCGGACGAAATAAGGGTGATTGGTAGAAGTGGCATTAAAATTATTGTCGAAGGTGGTTCTGCAAGAATTTCTGCTCCTGAAATTGTTTTTGAATCGAATGATATTAAAATTGGCGGAGATGATGCTTCTGAACCGTTGGTACTTGGAAATAGGTTTATACAGGCGTTTACTGCCTTCTTGACCGCATTACCCGCCGCCAATCCTGCTCTTGCCGGACCTGCGGGAAAATTACAGACAGAGCTTGTTAATATGATTTCTGCAAAACATAAGTCTGAATAAAAACTTGTAAATTTACTATTTATGGGAGATGACAGATACTAAAATTAATATTAAATTTCCGTTGGAAAAATCTCCAGAAGGTGCGTTTACCACTAACACCTCAACTTTGGATGCTGTAGAAAGTGATCTTAAAATACTTCTTCTGACTAATTACGGAGACAGGCTTATACATTATGATTTTGGAGCAAATTTAAGGGCTTTGTTGTTTGAAAGTGGGATTGAAGGTAGTGTGACGGCAGGTACGGATATTAGCTCTTCTCTAATTGGTCAAAGGATCTCTGATCAAATAAATTCGGCAGTTGAAAAATGGATGCCATTTGTGACTATTGAAAGTATGAAAATAACTTCAACAGGCAATGCATCAGAAGTTGAATTAAAAATAGATTTTTCTATTGGAACTTCTGCTGAAGTTAGAACTTTATTGTTAATATCAAGAGCATAATATAATGGCAACTAATACTCAAAAAAAAAGAAATATAAGATATTTGAATAGAGATTTCGATAGTTTCAAAAAAGATATTATCGAGCATCTCAGAATTTACTTTCCAGACACGGTAGAAGATTTTAACGAATCAAGTGTTGGTATGATGTTAACTGAAAAGTTGGCATTCATAGGCGATAACTTGTCGTTTTATTTAGATAAAAAATTTAACGAAAGTTTCATTCAAACAGCGAAAGAAAAGAAGAATGTTTTTAAACACGGCAAACAGCAAGGATATAAAGCTTTCGGGAAATCTCCCGCAGTTGGAAAAATAGATGGTTATTTAAGGGTTCCTGCCACAGCATCTAATGGTCAAATAATTCCTGACATGCGCTACGCTATGACAATTAGCAAGGGAGCAAATTGCAGGAGCAACAATGGTGAATCTTATGAAACTTTATTAGAAATTGACTTTAGTACAGTTGATATTACTGATTCAAATTTTGTTCAAGTTTCGACCAGGGCGCCCGACAATACTCCAACTTCTTTTGTGCTCAGAGTTCCTGATATTGATTTAATTGCAGGCGAAACAAAGAATTCTGATTTTTCTGTAGGTGCTTATGAAAGTTTTAAATCTATTACCATACCAGAAGATGATGTAATTGAGGTGATAAGTGTAACAGATTCTGAAGGAAATAGTTGGTATGAGGTGGATTTTTTAGCTCAAGATACCGTTTTTGATGGTGTCGCAAATTCTGGACAAGATTCTTCTGACGTTCCATATTTGTTGACTTTAAGGTCTGTTCCTTATAGGTTCGTTACTGAATACAATATTGAAACAAACAGAACCAGTATAAAGTTCGGTTCTGGTGATGCATATACTTTTGATGGCGATTTAATTCCAGACTTGGGTGATTTGGCTTTACCGTTGTACGGAAGAGATACATTTACTGATTTTGCATTAGATCCTCAGAATTTTTTAAAGACAAGAACTTTGGGCCTTGCTCCGGTCAATACTACTTTGACTGTAAATTATCGTGTTGGTGGCGGAGCTTCGTCTAATGCCGGAGCTGGTGAAGTTAATATTGTGACAGAAAGTGAGTATGAAATTGGGGACACAACGTTGGATGAAGTTGTAATAAGAGACGTGGCGAGTTCTTTTGCCGTATACAACAGAAAACCAATTAGTGGAGGAAGAGATGAATTTGCTATTGAAGAAATTAAAGAGTTAATTTCTGCAAATTATGCTTCACAGTCTCGTATTGTCACCGATGCAGATTTTATAGCCAGAGCACTTTCTATGCCAGTTCGATTCGGTTCTGTTTTTAGGGCCGGTGTCAGAAAAGGAATTGTTAACAAAAATTCTGTTGAAATGTTTATTCTTTCAAAAGATTCTAATGGAAATCTTACAACAGCCCCTTCGGCATTGAAAGAAAATTTAAAATTGTATTTGTCAAAATTCAGAATGATGACAGATGCCATTGAGATTTTGGATGGCGACATAATAAATATTGGAGTTAATTTCAGTATTTTGGTTGATCCGTCTTTTAACAAAACAGAAGTTCTTGTTAATTGTATTTCGGCTCTTAAGGAATTTTTTGAAATAGATAAGTGGCAATTTAATCAACCAATAAATATTACTGACATATATTCTATAATTAAGGATGTTGCCGGGGTGTTGTCGCTAATAGATGTAGATTTCCAAAATAGAAATAATACTTATCAAAACAGAACATATTCTTCTACTATTTATAATGCTTCAGAAAATAAAAAGAATGGAATTGTTTATTGTAATGAAAATGCTATTTTTGAAATTAAATATCCCAATAAAGATATTACAGGGCTGGCAAAATAATGGGAATATATCGTTTTTTTCCAACAAAAGATACTTGGGTAACCAATAGATTAAGGTCAGATTTCGTTAGAGCTACTGGTTCTAATCATGGCTTGTCTCCTTCTCTTAATGTTTTTTCTTATCTTCCGGCTGGGCAATCTGGTTCTAATCTAGATATTGCAAGGACATTGATTCAATTTAATGTTTCAGATTTGTCAAGCAGTATTTATGTGGATGAAAAAGTTCCGTCATCTAGTGTTACATACAGTTTGAAAATGTTTGACATGAAACACGCAGATACTGTGCCTACTAGTTTTGATCTTTTTATATTTCCTATTTCTAGGAGTTGGGACGAAGGTACTGGAGTAGATGACGGAAATGATAGAGATTCTGGGTATGCCAATTGGATAAATGCTCAATATGCAGTTGAATGGACTTCAACTGGTTCAGACTTTTTAGCTACCGAATATGGTTCTGCGTCTCAACATTTTGATAGAGGCTCTGAAGATTTGGTAGTTGATGTTACAGATGTAGTTCAGAATTGGTTGACTTCTTCTATTTCCAATAATGGTTTTGTCATTAAAATGGGGGAAGCGGAAGAAGTTAGTGGTACTGATTATCGGCGTAAAGCATTTCATGGCAGGGAAAGTAAATATGTAGATAAAATTCCCTATATTGAAGCGACATGGGAGGAGGTCACTAAAGACAATAGGGGAAATTTTGCATTTGATCAATCAAATTATCTTTATATGTATAATGTAATCAGAGGAGAATTGACAAACGTTACGGAACCCGTAATTGTCAGAATTCAAGAAGCATTAGTTTCTTCTTCTTATACACAGGAGTTTACTGCATCTAGAGTGTCTACTGGAATATATAGAGTTTCTGTTGATGATGTTTCTCCTACTGGTTCTGGTTGGTGGAGAGATATTTGGTATTCGGGATCTCAAGTGTATATGTCTTCGTCATTTCGCCCTCTTACATTGACAGGTTCGAGTTTTGATTTATATGATAGTTTTGTTGTTGATATTGTAAATGCAAAAAGAATTTATAGTGTTAATGAATCACCAAGACTCAAGGTTCATGTTAGGAGTAGAGATTGGGTTACTCATTATGGAATAATTAATTCTAGTTCTTTAGATGTAGACCAAGAATATATGGAAAAAATGTATTTTTCTGTCGAGAATGAAGAAAGTGGCGAAGTTGTGATTCCGTTTGGTACGGGCTCTGTGGCATATACACAACTTTCTTATAACAAAGAGGGGAATTATTTCGACATTGATATGGCTAGTTTTATTCCTGGTTTTAAATATAGATTCAAATTTTTGATAGAATACAACAAAGATAGAAGAGTCATAGATTCAGATTTTACTTTCAAGGTAGTGTAATATGGCCGACAGGAAAATAGGTCTAAAATTAACATATCCAGAGTACCTCAAAAAGGATGCCAACCTTTCTACTACTTCAAAATATTCTTTTGATGATTTGTCGGAATTTATTTCAGAAAAAGGTAAAATTGAGAGAATCGCCGAAGATGCGCTCAAAACAGAACTTAAGGTAGATTTTTCAGATTTTTCTAATCATGTTTTTTTTGATTCTGCTGTGGCGAAGTTTGGAATAGCAAAAAATAAAGTTTTGAATGATTATCCATTTAACGGGAATGCCGAAGAAAAAGATGCACATTTTCTTTCTGGTACGCAATATGATGAATATATTTTTGATCAATGGCCACGGTATGTCGGTTATGTAGATTTCATAAGTGGAAGTGACCAATATATTTCAGCTAGCGATACAGACAGAAAATTGATTATGGGAAGTTCTTCTTTTGGTATTTCTGTTTGGTTGAATGTAGCAGAAGTTTCTCCGTCGTTTACTTCTTCTGTTGTTTATTATATTAGCGAATCTGCTGGTCCTGTTTATACTGGATTTTCAATAGGACTGCATAGCAATACTGGTGTTGATGTAACATCATCTTTTCTTGTTGTTTCGGGTTCTAGTGTAGCCAGAATTGTATATCCGATACCTACCGGTTCTTTTGTAAATATTGCATCTACTTTTTGTAATCAAACTGCGTCAATATATGTTAATGGGGAATTGGTTAAAACTGGTGTTCCAACTGCCGATATTGGGTCTATGGAATTTGCTGCAACTATTCCATTTTTGATTGGTAGTAGTTCGTTTTCTACATATACTTCGTTTTCTGGGTCGATGAATGAATTCAGATATTTTCATACCGCCAGTGCAAATTGGATTTCTGACAATTATAACAGACCTATAGATGCAGAAGATTTTCTTAAACTTCATTATAAATTTAATGAAAGTGTCACAGGCACAGGTTCTATTGATCAAGTTATTGTGGATTATTCTAAGAGCGGGTTACATGGAAGATATTTAAATTATTCTTCGGACAGTAGAACGTCTGGATCGGTAATGGTTGACGATCCAGGGGATCCTATTTTATATAGTTTTCATTCTGATGTTGTATCATTTACATCAAGTATAGATTTTTCGGCATCTTTTTATGATGCTGAAAATAACAAGTTTATTCTCAATATGATTCCTGGGGGTGTCTTAGAAGAAGATAATTTTTCACAAGGTTTGTTGCAATCATTTTGTTTGGCGATGGGCAGATATTTTGATGAGATAAAACTTTATATAGATCAATTTGACAATCTTAGAGTCACCAACTATGACGGAGTTGATGAGTCTCCTGATTTATTTTTATCTTTTTTGAAAGATTATTTTGGATGGAAAGTTACAGAACATTTTGGTGATACCGATCCCTTGTCTTTCTTTTTTGGTAGTGGAGTTTTGAATTCTGGAAGTCTTGAAGTTCCTCTTGTTGAAGTAAAGGACCAATTTTGGAGAAGGATATTAAACAATCTTCCGTATTTGTATAAAACCAAAGGAAAAAGGTCAAATTTGGATGCTTTTTTGAATGTGTTGGGAATAAATAAAGAAAATATCAGAATTAAAGAATTTGGTTATTCCGCTGGTTCTTCTATACAGGATTCTAGAATACATAGAGATAAAGTTGTTGCTGCTCTTGGTATTACGGGAAGTTTTAAAGATGCTTTTGTTAGAAATACTTCTCTTGTTGCTTCTCCGAACAACTCATTTACTGTCGAATCATATGTTAGATTTTCTGCAAGTTCTAATTTTACTTCTGGTAGTTTATGGCAATTTGTAGATTCTGCAGATTCGGAATCTGTTACTTTATTATGGAATAGCACAGATACAGAATTGATTCTTACAGCCAGTGATGGCGAATCTTTTTCTGCCAGTATAGATATTTTTGATGGAGAATTTACACACATAGCTGCTGGCTTGAATGATAAAATTCCATTTATTTATGTTACTAGACCAGATACTGATGAAGTTAATGTAGAAAAGTTTTCTATTAGTTCTTCATTTGAAGGGTCCGGTGTTGTGAGTGGGGCGTTTACTGGAAGTGATTTTGATTTCATTATAGGCGCAAATTCTGGTTCCCTTTTTAATCATGAAACGGAAGGGTGGTTTAGTGAAGTTAGATATTGGAATCGTGCCTTGTCTGCTAGTGAAATTTATGATCATGCCCTGCATTTTGAAAGTGTGGGCATTAAAGATATATTGGAATTACCCAACCCGTTGGTTGGCCATTGGGCATTAAATAACTTTGTAACAGCATCTTCTGCGGGAACAATAGAAAATATAACAGATCTATCTCAAAATGGAAACGATGCTATTGGTTGGAATTTTGATGCAAGTTATAATCCTTTTAAGAAATTTTTGAGATCTTATGATTATTTGAATGCCGATGTTGACTTAAGATATACACAAAATAAAATACGTGTTTACAATAAAAGTAAATTAACATCGAAAGATGCTTGTTTTGATAACGATGAAGTATCTATTGAGTTTAATTTAATTGATTCTTTAAATGAAGATATAGCAAAAATCTTTTCTACTTTTGATAAATTGAATGATTCAATAGGAAAACCAATAAATAAGTACAGAGATGAATATACGGATCTGGAATCTTACAGAAGAGTTTATTTTGAAAGACTTGGTGATAGTTTGAATTTTACTTCATTTTTCAAACTTTTTAGATGGTTTGATAAGAAAATTAGTGATGCAATAAAACAATTATTGCCAGTCAGGGTGAGCTTTATTGGCGGAGAACAGGTGGTTGAAAGTCATGCATTAGAGCGACCCAAATTGTCTTTTAAATATCCTATATTTAGAACTCCCAAAACGATTCCTGAAATGGAAATTACAGCCAGTGCTGCTATTACTGGTTCAAGTATGAATGTTTTTAATGGTGAAATTAGCGCTATCAGTATGGATTCTGTTAGCATTCTTATTATGAGTAGTTCTGTTCCCGTGCCCGATAGGTTGGAAATCACTAAAATTGATGGACAGATCAATAACACAAATGTTTCTAAATTTGATAATATATCTAATGATTCTCAGATTTTTAGAAAACGATCTGTTGAAAATTTGGCACTTAATTCCAATAATTTTGAGGCTGCAACTTGGAGTTATACTTTTTTGTCTGCATCTAGTGTAGCTACAGATCCCTTTGGTGGAGAAGATGCAATACTTGTTTTTGATACAGATGATGATGAAAGTCATTATTTTGAATCTGCCGTTTATGATGGATTTGTGACAATTCAGGCAGGTAAAAGATATGTTCTTTCTGGTTATTTTAAATCAGTTGATCAAGATTTTGTGTTTTTTCAATTAGCTCCTGACAGTTGGGGCTCATATTATTGTATAGTATCTGGAACGCTGGGTAGCACATATTTAGAGTCAACAACTACCGTGTTTGGAATACAAGATGCTGGAGATGATTGGTATAGGTGTTATATGGCATTTACTGTAGACGAAGCATCTTTGGGTGGTGATGCTTCTAAATTGTCTGGAATTCGTGTAGGTGCTGCCGCTGCCGACCTTACTTCATCTTATGCTGGCGGGCCCGGTAATCCATTTGCTGTTTATGGAATTCAACTTGAGGAGGTCAAAGATGGAGTAGACATACCAAGTGAATTTGTTACAACCGGAGATAATTCAAATACTAAGACTTTTTTTGATAGTTTTTTGCAAGTTTCGAAACTTTCTGGCGATGACAAAATAGATACTTGCGATTCAAATTCTGGCATCAATTTCAGAAATGAATGGGTAAAACAAATGGTGGCAAAAAAAGATAGGGATAACGAGGAATAATATGTCTATTGTTAATAGAAAGCTGGGAAATGGTTTTGTTATTTATTCTGTTGATTCGTCTAAAGACAATGAACATTATTTTTGTTCAGCCAGAAAAAAAATTAGACTTAGTTGGTTGGCATTTAGCGGGTCGCACGGAGGACTTGAATCTGCATTTGCTACAACTGGTTCTTTTGATGATGAATTTATTCTTTCTGGTGCTGTAGGTATAGAATTTAGTAGAAGTTTGTATACATCGAACAATGTTCCAATTGTTATTGGTGATGGAAGATCTGGATTTAATTTAGAGCCTGAGTGGTTTTCGTCCGTATTTGGTGTTGCTGCTTCTGGTTCTACCACTCCAGATGAAAGTGTTGCACGCTCTGTTTTGTTTTCATGTTTTGTCAAAAGAGTTAGTGGAACATTTGATTCTTCTGATTTTGATATCTATCTTAGAGATTTTACTTATTATGAACCTTTTTCGTCAGTTAAGGGTTTTGGAACATTTTGGAAAGATGAAGGTGATTGGTATAAATTTATAGTAGATTTTTCAAGTCTCTCTTCCAATAAATATGGAGACAATTTCGTTGGTCAAACTACTACATTTTTATTTTCTTCGAGTGCTGATAATTCATATGCTTTCAAAAATGCAAGGTTGGATTTTGATTCTTATTTAACCGATTTTGGTATTAAATATTTCAAAGATCATGAAAATCAAAATTTTGAATTTGGCTATACTAGGTTGGCTGCATTTCCTAAAGAAAAGACTTTGAATGTGTCGGAGTTTCCTCATTCTAGCGGTCTTTATCAAATGCCATATTTAATATTGGGAACAGTAGATGAAGGAAGAGTAGGAAATACAGATGATGATTTAATTCAAATAAATCATATAGGTTCTGTTGTTTATGTTTTTTGGCCTGATCAAAATACAGATTCTTTTGTTCGTGGCGTTGGTAGTTATTCGCCCGGACAGAAACCCGGGAAATTGTCGACAACATTTGAACCAGGAAAATTCAGAGATGTTTCAGAATATGATCATTTGACACTTTTTTGTTATGTAGATGTTCCCGTGAGTGGAACGGATGACAGTGTTCTTATTCGTATTGAAAAAAGGCCCCTTAGAGATAATGAATTTACCATAAACCAATCAGTAGAATATGAAATTTCTGGAACTTTTGTTGAGGCCATATATAGGGATGTTATTCATAGAAAAGATATAGATTACGGCGTCTCGCCAGTTGAAATTAATTGGAATATAGATATTCCATTGACTAATGTTAAAGATTTGAGAATTTCTGTGAAGCATAAAAATGGACAAACAGATGAAAAAAATAAAAACTTTATTACTTGGGGCAGATTAATAAAATCGTGAGATTCTAATTATTTTAAATGGGGTTTTTAGATAAAAAAGAAAGAATTTTCGATGTTGTTTTGACAGATAAAGGTAGAGAACTTTTATCTAAAAATCAGCTCAAAATAGAGTATTATGCATTTTCCGATGATGGTATAGATTATAGTGGTTCACTCAACATTTCCAGAATATATACATCTTCAAGTTATGATGATATTGTGTATAGAAATCATAATTTTTTTGAAAGTGATCAAAAAGTTGCTGACTCAAAAGGCAAGGTTTTTGGCAGAAGAAATTTAGATTTTAATTCTTATATTTTTACAATCCCTGCAACAAATGAAGTTTTGCCTTCCTTTGTTACAAGTCAAGATGAAGATGTGGAATTTGAGTTAAATAGAGATTATAAATTGGCAAATATTAAAACAATCAAAACTATAGTTAAACAAACCAGAAAACCAGAAGCTGCAATATTTAAAACTGAATTGAAAAAACAAGATACCGTATCGAAAGAAGAAACCTTTATCAGAGAACAAAGAATTTTGAAAATCTTGGGACGTTAATATGTCAATTTATCAAAAGGGTAAATATCTGTTTGATTCCAATAAGGGATCTTTTTTTAGTTTGGAAAGTGTGGAACCAAACAGTATTGATGTGGAAAAAATTTTGGAAACTGTTATTGTGAATGTCGAAGAGGATGTTGAAATTTTGGAAGGAACAGATAAAGTAACTATAGATTTAACTCTTAAAACAAAAGATGGTCCGGTTCCTTCATTAAATGGTTTTTTGATAGAGGTGTTTTATAGTGGTAGTGACGGGGTTCTCCAAAGGGCCTATAGAGACGATACTGTAGATACAATAAATGATGATATAATTGAAGAGGGTTTTGAAAAGTATATTAAGGTAGATGTTGATGTCGACTAAATCAAATAATGTGGTGGTAAATTTTGATGATCTGTATGATCTTTTAAAGGATACTACTACTCAAAAAGAAGAAAATATAATTGATAATTCAATTAAGTCGACTATATTTGTGGTTGGAAAAAGTCCACAAGTGTCTGTTAAACAATATCCTTCTGCGCCAGATTTATATGCGACGTTGATGTTGGATGGGCTTAGAAATCCTTATGTTCAATTGAATTTTAGAATAGAAAAGGCGGGAATAAATAACGACAAGAGAGGGGCATCTTCAAATAATTTGTTGAAGTTCGATATTTATAGAAGAAAAATACACACCAAAGAACAACCTGTTTTTGATTTGTCGGCAGTTACTCAAATATCTAAAAATATTTTATCTTTTAGTAAATTTTCTGCGGAACGTAAAGCAATTCCACAAGTGAATATTTCTTCTTTACCTGTTTCTTATTTGAATCCAAATTTTTATTTGGAGCAAACATCTTTAGAGGCTCCTACTTCTACTTCGAAAGTGGTCAATAGATATGTAGATAGTGAAAATAATGTTTTAGATATGTCTTTTGTAAAGATTGGATCTGTTGATTACGGTAGCGTATTAAAGGAACTTCAAAATAAACAAGTTTTTGTTGTAGAAAATGATTTTATTAATCTTTTTTATAACGACAGAACTCCTAAGTTTGGTGAAACTTTTGAATACTATGTGGTTGGTGCCTATAGGAGAATTGGGGGAGACACTAAGTCGAATATTTTGAGAGTGTATATTACAGATACTGTTGATGTTAGACCGCCATCTAGTATTGTTGCAAAAACTTTTAGAACATCATTAGTTTTGAGTGTAAGAATTGACGACAGAGATCAAGTTAATAGAGTTCTTATTTTCAAAAAAGCAGAAGAAGATAGTGAATTTAAAATTATAGCGAATATCAATAATTTAACAAATAAAGTTAAAATAGTAGATTCAGATGTTTTATATGGAAAAAAATATAAGTATAGGGTTTTTCTTAGAAATATTTATGGAACTTATTCAGATCCTTCTGAAATTACAACAACCGTTAGTGATCAATTTTTGACTTCAAAAACAAGATCTAATGATTTGAGAATTCCTATTTTATCTGCTATACAGGACCAAAATTCTGATGCTATTAAGATTACTATTTCTCCCAATGATCCCAGGATTCTTTATTATAAATTACAGAGAAAAAATTTAAGTATTTTTGAGAGAAGTTTCCTTGTGCCATCTTTAGATTCTGATGGATATGGAGCACTTGTTGGTTGGGAAAAAGATAAATTTTTTGTAGACAAATCACTTAAAGAAATAGAGTTTGTTGATAAAACTGTAAGTATTGGTAATATATATCAATATTGTACGGTTGGTGTTGATCAATTTGGAAATAAGTCATCTTTTGCTTTTGCTACAGTTAAAAATTCCGGCAAGAAAAGTGTTAAAACTCCGATAAATTTAAAGACAGAAATTTTGAGAGAAAACCCATTAAGAGTTAAAATAACTTGGGATGATGATAATTATGGAATTGATAATATCTATTTTTCTGTGCAACGCAGAAGAAAAGATGAAAGAGTTTATAAAACTTTTCCATTAGTTAAAGGTAAGTTTATAATTGATGAATTTCCTGTCACAGACAAAATAGATTTCATTCCAGAAGATCGTCCTCCGAGTGTTTCGATAGAAGGTTCTGGTGGTGTTGGTGTTTCTAGTGCCACAAACCCAGAAGGTTCTGGTGGTGTTGGCAGTAGGGATGTTGTCGCTATAACGGATCGCATCCCCGGTACAGCTCCGGCTGTTCAGGATGATACAGATGCAAGGTCACCTGGCGGCATTTTAGATGAATCAATCAAAAGGCCTGAAGGTATTCCTGAATTTTTACAAACAAATACAACCTATTATTACAGAGTGGCCGCAGTTCAGTTGGTTGATTCTGAATATGGAAAATACAGTAATTATTCATCTGAAATAAAATTTGATACAGTTCCTGCGATATCTTCGCCAATTAATTTACGTGCTGAAGTTGTGAATGAAAGGGTTCTTCCCTTGTCTGTAAGAATTAGCTGGGAAAATGATTCTAACAAATTAAAACCAGATCATTGGGTGATAAAGAGAAAAGCCGATACAGCATATGATACTTTTGAAATAATGGGGGAATCTTATTTATTTTCAAGCTATGTTGACAAAACAGCGAAAGGTGGAAATTCGTATGTTTATAAGGTTGGGTCTTCTGATATTGATGGAAATATTGTAGGCGTTAAAATAATCAAGGTTGGTGTGTAAAATGGTAGACAGGGGTGTTTTAGCAGATTTTTTGGTGTCATCGGTTAACATAAAATCTGCAACTGCGCAATCAATAAAGCAACCTACTTTAAGTGAGTTTCAACGGGTTGGATTTGAAAGTTCTCCTGATTTTTATACCTCTAATATTCCAAAATTGCTTTTTGTTGTTGAATATGTTGTTAGTGGAGAATTTTTAGGTTGTCTTTTAGTTTGGAAAAAATATCTTGATTCTACTCATTATGAAATTTTCAAAAAGAATATTTTTTCAAAATTGTCAGGCGGAACTCAAGATTCAGAATTTAATAGAGTTTTGTTTTTATCTGTTAAGGATTTGGAAAAGGAAAGAAGCTACTATGTTGATTATATTAGACAAATTGGTGATTTTGTGATAAATGAAGATGATATTTTGATATTTCATGATCCACATATCAAGAAAGATAGAATATATCAATATAAAATTGTGGCAACAAAAGTTCCACAAAAAATATCAGAAATTGATTATAATTTTATTTTATTGCACAAAGAAAAAGCATACATTACAGAAGTGCATCCAGAAAGTAGTGAATTGGATATGTACAATAATTCTGCTAAAATATTTGGCGACAGAAGGCACGCTTGGGTAATGTCTTTACTTAATGATAGTTTGAGGTTTTTTTCTCCAAATTCTGTTAATGTGCCAATATCTAATTTTTTGGTGAATAATGAAATTGTGATGCCAACAGACTACAAAGCTTCAGATATAATGAAAATTATTGATGATTCTATATTTTTATTTGGAGTTAAAGATACTTATAAACAAGTTTTAAGTTTAATTGGAGGGTTACCAGATATATTTTTTGATATTTTTGTAGAAAGCATAGATCCTGTTGATAGGATTTTTTACACCGACAAATTCAATTCAAGAGTTGCTAATGAAATAATTGTTACAAAAACTACAATTTCTGATTCTGAGCAGACTGTAGAAGAATTTTTGAAAGCTTTTAGTTTTCCTCCGGTTAATAATATAACCAAAGAACAACTTAATTTAAGATTACAGGCCGTGATTGAAGCGTTGGAAAATAAAAATGCTACATTTTCAGATCCTATTACAAAAAACATTATATGGGTTCCATTAAATATCAAATGGAAATATGAAAATGGACAATTACAAATTCCGGACATTTCTAATAAAATTGAGTCTGTAGAAGAGTATGGTGTGCCAAAGGTGGATTTATCTGATATTTCTAATACTTTTTTCACCTTGAGTGATTTGAAGGGTCATAGTGGTGCGTTTGAGTATCTTAGACAGTACCTTTATTTGTTGAATAAACCTGCAAATAGAGATGAAGATGTATCAATTACTTTTGAAAAGAAGGAAGGAGAAACAACGGAAGCGGATATTTTGAAAAAGCCCGGAACGAAAGAGGGGATTACTGAAGTATGATTAAAAGAGAAGGAACTTCACAAACCTGGGGACAACTTTTGGTAAAGAGTGGTGAAGCTTTACCCAATGTTACATCTACTTTTGATTTTACAAATTTGGTTGTTTTGTCTTCTGAAGACTCACAATTGAATAATGACCAAACTTTACAAGCCGTTGCCAAAGCGGCTACTGCAAAATCTCCAGGTGAAGAAGTTACTGTCGATACTACGGCGCCAGCCAAAAAAGAATCATCACAGGTTGTTGGAGAAATTGATTCTGCCGGCAGAGTAGAATATACTAAAGAAATTTATACAATAATTGGTAGCGAAATAAATTCGGCAGACGAAATAGAAAAGGCGATAGATGAGGCAACAAAAATTAATTTATTTGTAGCATTAAAAACAGATATGTCCGAACAATTGGAATTTAATAGTTTGGTAATTCCTCCTAATTTTTATACTTCTTTTACTTATCAATTTTACACTGAAAATGAAAACAATGTTGGCGAGAAAGAATCATTTAAGGATAAAGTTTCAGTTAAAGACATACCGATGTTTGTAGAAATTTTTTGGGATCAAGTTAAAGTTTCTGAAAAACTTGATATTGATGAAAAAGATGTTGTTATAGAACGTCAGGTGGAAGATTTTTTTGATACATATCGTGGAGTTTATAATGAAGGTTCGACTCCGCAAACTTTACAGTCGCCTAATGATAAAAAGGTTTTTGTTGATGGAGTCGAAAGAGAAACAATTGAATCCAACAATATTGTAGATGCATTTTCGTCCACATCCAATAA